TTATTTATTGGCGCATTAATAAAACTCATAAATAAATCAATCCCCTGCTGTTGCCTGCCGTCAAGTATTTTTTGTTTAAAATGCCTAGCTCCGCTTACTGCTAAATGCGTGCAAGGAGGAAAGCAAACCATCATATCATATTTACCACTATAAGCCTCAGCAACTGCATCTCCTTTTATATGCCATTCGGGGTGTCCTCCGCTTTGTTCTAATAAATCACAACTATAAGCCTCGTGTCCTAATTTTCTTAATTCCTTTGTTACTGCCTGGCTTTCTTCGCAAGCTACTAATATTCTCATAGTTCCTCTTTAAATTGTTTAAACTCTTCTAGGCTGCGGATAACTACGTATGTGAATCCTTGAGACTCTAGTAGTTCCTGCCATAGTATTTGCTCTTTGCTTTGCTTTCCTTTAGCGTTTTTTAGCTCAATCATATAAGCTTGGCTCTGGTAATAGTAAACCATATCGGATCGCCCTTTGATTAATCCGAGCGCTTTATTTCTATTGCCGTCTATTTTATTAGCCGAGTTGTTTAGGTTATAGCAAAGTAAACCTCGCTCGTCGGGGTAGCTATTCCAATGCCATTGAAATATCTGCGTTTGTATTTTAACCTCACTAAGCATCTTGCTCAAATATAAAGTAAAAATCGTCTAGGCTTACAGATAGGAATTTCTGCATGGTTGCCATAGTTAAAAACGTAACGTCGTAAACATTATTCGTAGCCTCTAGGTCTTTAATAATTCGATGCGCTGTAAATGGATACTCCTCATTTAATAAAGATAGCTTATCCTTTAAATCTGGTCTCAATTTTTGTAGTAAGTTTTTCATAAGTCTGTTGTTTTAACTTTATCAAAATAGACCTCCGCGTCTGTAGGGAAATCTTTTAAAATCATTTCGCATGTTTTATCTGCGTGTTTGCTTTCGGTATTGATTAGATACCTATTGTTATTTATAACTAGGATTGTAAACATAGTGTAAATATAAAGGGGAGTTTTACCTCCCCGTTAGTGATTAACTCCACTTGCTGAGGTACTGAGCGAAGGCTAAATCTTCATTTCTCATCACTCGGTTTTTGTCATCTATAGCTTCGTGCTCTTCTTTAGTTATCAATTGAGGCTCGCCTCCGTACAGACTTACAAGGTTAAAGTTTGAAAGCTCTTTGTTACGTCTGTCGTATATTTTAATGACTTCAATTTTAATTATATCAGGATTCATAGTTTTGTTTTTGTTTTTGTAAATATACAGATGTTTATAACTTATACACAAGCATATTAACAAATTTTAACAAAACTTTAACATTCGAGTAATTAACTAAAAACTTTAAATCTTTTTTTATTTACATACTCAAAAGACTTTTTATATCCTACCGCCTCAAGAAAATCTCTAGCGTCTTGTCGGCAGGTTTTACGATGCAATACCCAAGCCGCCGTTATATACTTATCCTTTACCGCCTGCGCAAGCTCTGCGTTAGTCATCTCGCTGTAGTTTTTAATTACCTCGTTTTTTATTAGCTCTAGCCTAGCAATCTCTGCCTCTTTTTTATTTATGAATTTATGCTCGCAATAAGGGCAGACTTTAGCAGAGGCTAATAGGATCGCTTTACATTTAGGGCAATCCTTTACGGGGGCAGGCTGCTCTCTTGTTAGTTTCTTTTTTAGGCTCCAGTCTCTAGGATTCTCCCAATGCCCTAGCCGTTTGATATTATTGCCAAAGTCTAGAATATTAAAGCTCTTTAGGTTTGCGGTAGTACGTGAGCCTCGTCCGCACATTTGCAGGAATAAAGGGAGTGAGGTTGTAGCTCTGTATAGTATTATAGTCTCAATGTCTGGTTGGTCAAACCCTGCGTTTAAAATACCGCAGTTACAGATAATTGCTTTCGGAGTTTCGTTGTACCATAGTAGGATAGCCTCTCGCTCATTCTTAGGGGTGTTTCCGTCAACATGTTTTGCCTCGTAGCCTCTTGCATTAAATTGAGCGCATACCACCTTAGAGCTGTTTACATTCGATGCAAATAGTAAGGTCTTTGTATTCTCTGTTAACCGTACCCAATTATCTACAACACCGATATATGTTTTGTTATCCTCGTAATAGCTTGCGGTATCAAAATCCGCTCCTGTGCGCTTTAGTCCTTTGGTATCTATTGGCACGCCGTAGCTATTTGCAGAGCAAAGGAAACCCATTTTAATTAATTCGGGTGTATCTATTCGTTGTACTATAGCGGTGTAAAACTCGTCTAGAGATACGGCAGCCTTTCCCTTGCGCTCTGGGGTAGCCGTCGCTCCTATTACGTAGGCGAGGGGGTTAATGTAGTCTAGTAGTTTGGTAAAGATATTAAGATGAGCCTCGTCGATTACTACTAAACTCTTTGAGGCTAGAAAACTTTTATAAGTCTCTTTGCGTCTGTCTATAGTTTCGACCATTCCAACATGGAGCTTTGCTTGTAGGTCTGGCTTTGATCCGCTCGTTATATATACGGGGGTTAGTCCGAATTTCTCGAATGAGCTACCCGCTTGTTTTAGTAGCTCGCTCCTATGAGTTAATACTAGGACGTTACCTCCACGCTTTAAATGCTCACTAATTAAATAGGTAAACATTATCGTTTTACCTGCTCCCGTCGGGGCGCAAAGTATAGTCCTGCGGTTTCTTTTAAAAGAGTTGCGCAAGGATTTGATAATCTCGTTTTGGTATGGTCTTAGTTTAATCATTGCAAAATATGCTTATTATTAATAACCCCTGTCGATAATCGTTTTAAATTGTTTGCGTCGGTTGTCTTGCCACGCAATGAGTCCGCTAAGTCTTGAGATTTCTTTTTTAGCCTCTGCAATTCTTTGCTCCCCGTTTGAGCTTTCTCGTATTGCTTTATAACCTTTATCAATTCTTTTTTGTATTGCGTCAAGCTCTGCACTAAGTCCGTCGTTTCGTTTTTCAGTTTCTCGTATTGCGTTGCGAGTTGTTTCGATTTCAATAGTCGGCTGTTGTAGCTTGTCGATAGCTCTTTCTGACGCTGTAAACTCTGCGATAATATCTCTGGTATCATTCATTGAGTGTATAGGTTATATTACAACGGCAGTAATTAGGCTCTATAGATTGCAGCTTTTGAATATACAAAGCGGCGTCCATTAACTCCTCTTTTAAGTGTTGCAGAAAATCGTCTTTGTTGTTATCCTCCAGAGTAGTATTATATTTTTTTATCCCTGCCTCCGATCGTGCGTCAAACTCTGCCTTTAAATCCTCTAGTATTTTGTCTTTCATTTGCGGTTTCTTTGTGAATTTTTTTATTTTCTGTTCGTTTTCGTATCTAAATCTTTCGGTTAAACTCATTTTACTCATAGCTTTTATATTAAAACATTGTTAATTGTTGTTGATGTATTTTAAGACGTTTTATAGCTGCATCGTAATACTCTGTATCTATTTCGCAAGCGGTTAAATCAAAGCCGTTTTTATAACAGGCAATAGCAATACTTCCACTTCCTAAATGTGTATCTAGTATTTTATCTCCTTTATTAGCATATTTTTTTAAACACCATTCATAAAGCTTTATTGGTTTTTGTGTTATGTGTTGTTTTTTCCCGTCATAATCTGGCAAAGTAGATAGTCTTTTAAAAATTCTAATATTTTTATCAATACTGCACCAAGCTAACTCCGCCTCTGAAAAACTTAAATTTGGGTTTAACTTATCCCATATTAACCAATTATTATTTAACGGCAAATCAAAATAATTACCTCCAAATATAATTTGATTTTTACTTACTCTAAATAGTTCTTCAAAATATTCTTTAGTAGGGATTGCACTATCCCAGTTTTTACCTTTTTTAAATTCGTGCTTGCCGCTTCCCATTGTCATTTTACCTGCATTTATCCCATAAGGCGGATCGACTATTGCCAACTCGAAATGATTATCTGGATAGCGAGCCATTAACTCCATGTTGTCCTCGTTTGTTATTTTCATATCTATAAAAAATAAAGGGGAGCGCTAACTCCCCAAATTATTAAAACGGCAAATCGTCTGCCTCGTCTTGAGCTACCTCTGGAGATGTCTCCTCTGCCTCTGCCTTGAATATTTTCCAAGACTGCAAGCTAGTATAGTATTTGCCTTTGTACTCGTTTGTTTGTACGTTAAAGCTAACGTCTACCTCTTGCCCGACTTTATTGTATTTTAAAAACTGCTCTACTTTCTCGTCTCCGAATACATCAAAGCAATAGAGGTTATTATAGTCCTCTGTAGTCTCTAGGATAAACGAGAGCTTTTGCCAATCTTTACCTGCTGCGGACGTTCCTTTTTGTGTATCTAACACCTTTGTAATTTTACCTGTTACTTTCATAGTTATTATATTTGATTATCGATTTTCTCTATTAGATGGCGTAAGTCTGACCTCTCAAACTCGCCTAATTTTATCTTGTTAATTGTTAAATAGTAGTGGTCTTTTTTGCTGTCTGTTATTTCTATATCCATTGTTTTGGCTTAAAGTTAATATTTATTTTTATGTATTGCAAATTTTAATCCTTGTATTTATCTAGATTCATTTTAACGAGTATCGGAGTCTCTCCGCCGTTTAGTACTACAGCGCAACCGATAGCGTTCTTTTTACCGCCTGCGGCATACGCAAAAGCATATTGCGAGTCGTCTATTCCACACCCTACAGCCATAGCAAATATAGCTCTAGTCTTTCCAAACATATAATCTATATAGAAATCTGTATGAAAATGCCCTGTAACTGTGGAGACCATATCCCTACGCGCTGCCGTTCTAGCTTTAGAGCTTTTATGCCCATGCACATACCTAACGCCGTCGATATATGTATCCGTAACCCATTGCCAATTAGGCGTTTTTAAAACGTCGTTAAACTCTTTTATCCAAATTTTAGGAACGCCACTATCAAAAGCTTTGCGCATTATTATAGCGTCGTGATTACCTATGCAAACCTCTGCGTCTGGAAAGGCATTATACCAGTCTTTTACCTGCTCTATTACCATCTCTAACTCTGCGCCCCCTCCTAGTCCGTCGGGATCGGTAGCGTGAAAACTTGAGTAATGGGCGTCTATTATATCGCCAATAAAAACGACTCTATTACATTGATACTCTTTGTATGTATCCTTGCAAAATTGTAGGTAGTCTTTACGTTCAAAGGGCAAATGTATATCTCCTATTACTAGGACTCTAGACTTGTCGGCTTTTGCTCTCATTTCTAGTAAAGCGGTCTCCTCTTTTTGTGTTAATCTGTAGCGGTTGGTTTGGTTTTTCATAGCTTATCGATTTGGGTTAATACTTCTTGATAATATTCTATAGTTTGATTGTTAGACGGCTTTAGTATCTCGCTCTCTAGTATCAAAGTGATATGTACTTTAGCGCATTGTTTCGCCTCTTTGCTTGTCGTAGTCTCTACATAAAAAGCCTTTGCTAATTGGTACGCTTTCTCCTTTGGCGTCTGCATAAATAACCATTCTTTTTTTATCATTTCTCCTTGTTAAATTTTGTTATATATCTCTGCGTCGTCCTAATTGATTTGCCTAGCATATCCGCAATATCTTTTTGTGAGGCGTCGGGGTTTTTTGTATAGATACTTTTGAAATTGGTATAGGCATCTTTTTTATTGTCAAAGCTAGATTTTATTTTGGTACGCTCTGCGCTCTCTATTTTTATCTTATTAGCCATATCTATGAAATAATGCGCTAACTTCTCAGCTTTTAAAACGCTAGATTTCTCTACCTCGTCCTTATGTATATCTGTATTTTTTTGAGCCTCTAGGGTATTAATCAATAATGCAAATCTAGCGACGTAGGCTTTCATTTTAGGGAGCATTGATTTGTTTGCCTCTGCTATATCCTCAGACTTTTGCATGGCTGTAATTTCTTTGTGGATTCGCTTGTATTCTATTTTAGCCTCTGGAGTAAACTCTGCGGTTACTGCCTCTACTACGTTCCCCTCTCCTAGTCTTAGGTTTCTTTTAGTAGACTCGTAGAATTTAATAATAAAGGTATCGTACCACTCGAGCAAATCCTGCGTAATCTCCTCGTCTACGAAATCCTCGACCTCTAACTCTGGGTAAGAAAACAGCATACGATCAATAAACCCGTTGCTTTTGTTCTCCTCTGTTTGAAATCCGTCTAATAT